CCTGTGTCTTCTGGCGTTCGGAACGCGCGTGCGGTTGCGCGGGTTCTATTTCGTCGCGCTCGCGGGCGGGTTGTTTCTCGCGGCCGGCGTCCATCTGCTCGCTTATCCGGCATTCGGATTTCCTGCGATTTATCAATCTTTTTTCGCCCAGAAGAACGTCTTCGCGTTGAATGTGCTGATGATGTTTTTCGCATCGTTTCTGGCGGCGCAATTCGCCGGCACGAAAGATGCGCGCATTCTCGCGCTCGTTACCTGCGCGGTGTGCGTGCTGCTCGTGGTTCTCAGTCATTCGCGCGGCGTGTTGCTCGACCTGATCTTTTTTGCCGCCGTGCTGTTCGCGTGGCCGGCGATTGCGCGACGGCGATGGTTTTACTGGGCGGCGTTCGTTGTGGTGATGGCCGGTGTCGTGGCGTTCGTGCCGCTCTATGTGCTGTTTTCCTATACCGATGTCGGCCAGGCGCTGAACGCGGTCGTGCGCGATTACACCGGCGTCAATCTTTTCAGCGGCCGCAACGTGATCTGGCCGGCCTATCTCTATTTCATTTCTCTCAAGCCGCTGCTCGGCTACGGCTTCGGCAACAGCCTTGGCAACAGCATGGTTTTGATGGGGTTGCCCGACGAATTTGTGGGGCTGTCGGCTCACAATCTCTACCTGATGGTGGCGACGGAAACCGGAATCGTGGGCCTTTGCGCGATGCTGTTCTTCTTCGGGCGCGTGTGGGCGCTGCTCTATGGCAACCGGCACACGCGGCTGGGCACGATCGCCGCAGCCATTTTCCTGACGGGTCTCTTCAACGAACTTTTCGAGGTGACGTTGATGCAGACGAACCTCGATGTGGTGGCGTTCTTCTGGTTCATGGTCGCGCTCGGCTTGCGCGACGATGCGGACTGGATCAGCCGCCGCTCTGCCTGAAACTTTCTCGCAGCGATTCGAACGTCTCAGGTTTGCGCGCGGTCCCGTGCCCGGACGCACTTCGCGGCCGGAGCAGCACGGCCGCGCACTGGACCAGCGGCGGCACGCCGCGCCGATTTCGATCCCCCACCCGCTCGCGCAAGCCCCATTCCTCCGCCTCCACGCACGCCCGCACCCGCACCCGAATGGACATAGCAAGACGCAAAAACCGAGAACGTGACGCGAACCTGTCCCGTTAAATCGGGTTCGGGGAGTTGAGACAGGCCATTAAATGGGACAGTTATATCATTGAATATGCTTGGTTAAGTAGGTTTTGTCCTGTTGTCCTGCTGTCCTACGGCGCTCATACGCAATGCACACGCTCGCGCGCGCGCGCACGCATTAGGAAGGGGTGCAGGACAGGTGGGACAATGGGACAAATGACATATTATGTATATATATCAATACCTTATCTGTCCCATTGGCTGTCCCATGGCTGTCCTACAGGTTTCAGTTGACGTTTCGCCCAAGCCTTGCGCCCTCCTGAGTGCTTCGCCGGAATAAAAAATTGGTGCGATATTGGGCGTTCAAGCGGCTCTGGCAGGGTTGGACCGAAAAGACCTCGGTTTGCCGGGGGATTCGCAGACGGGCGGCGACCTTTTTGGCGAGAAATCCGATGCGGCGGCGCCGCCGGCGGAAACCGGCAAGGCCGGTCGGCCGCCTGGCGCGACGAACCGCAACACGCGCGACGTGATCGCCTATCACGAGGCCTTGGGATACCGCTCGCCGCTGCTGACGCTGGCCGAGCTGGGATCCGGCGGCGATCTGGTCGCGCTGCTCACGCGCGCGAAACTGATCGCCAACCAGCTGGGCTGCAAGGGAATCGAAGCGATGCGGCTGATCATCGACGCCGCCGATCGCTACGCGCCTTACCGGCACTCGAAGATGCCGCTGGCGGTCGATGTGACCACGAAGTCGGCCAACCTGCACCTGCACCTGGGCGATGGCGTGGCGAGCGGCGGCGCGGGCGTGCTGCAGCTGTTCGACCAGGCGGCGAAACGCGCTGCCGCCGAGGGCTTCGAGGTGCCTGCGCTGGAGCAATTGGCGCAGGATCTGGGCGAAGATGAAAACCCAGAGAATTCAGATGGTTAGTCGAATGACGCGGGCCGAAGTCTCACGCGCGAAGTCTCACGCACCGCGCAATCCATTGATATCGCTGGCATTGTGTGGCGCAGACCACCTGATCGGAAATCAGCTGATCGGCGGCGGCGACCCCGCCCTGGGGAACCTGCCCGTACCCCCCCTGTTTGCGCCCAGCCTGCCGCGCGCGGGCGCGACCCCGGGGGGGCGGGTCGCCAAAAATTCCCGACGCGGGTCGCGTCGCCACGCGCGCGCCTCTGGAACGAATTTGCTCCGCACGCGGAAGATTGGATTGGCGGCGCGAATTTTGTTCGCTCGACATCGGGTCGGGGAATGAGCGCCGCGAACGCGCAGCCGCTTCAGGGCTTCCTTCGGCAGATGATGCCCAAGGGCGAAGTGCTGCGTGATTTCCTGACACATCCGGCCCCGGTGTCGTGCATCATGGGGCCATACGGGTCGGGGAAAACGACGGGATGTTTTCTCAAAGGCCTGCTCTGCTCTGCGGCCGTTCCACCTTCGCCGATCGACGGCGTGCGCTATTCGCGGGGGGCGGTGGTTCGGGACACCTATCGGAATTTGGAAACTAACACGATTCCGTCATGGGAGGAATGCTTCCCGCGCGATGTTTTCAAAATGAAAGGCGGATCGGGCGGCGAGCCCGCGCGCGCCAACCTCGAATTCGTGATCGACGACGGAACGACAATGCGGATGGAAGTTCTGTTCGTCGCGGTCGGCGATCACAACGTCAAGGAATTCTGCGACGGTCTGCAGGTGACGTGGGCGATGCTCAACGGCATGGATGCGTTGCCGCGCGAAATGCTGAGCTATATGCGCCCGCGCCTTGGCCGCTATCCCGCGCCACAACATCGCCCGGCCGACTGGAAAAAATACGTTCCCTATTGGCGCAAATTGTACGGCGACATGAACGCGCCGGATCTCGACAATTTCACCTATGAGGATTTCGTCGAGACGCCGCTCAAAGGCTACAAGCTGTTCGAACAGCCTGGTGGCCTCGATCCGAAAGCGGAGAACGTCGAAAACCTGCCGTCCGATTATTACGACACGTTGATGGATGGCAAAGAGGAATGGTGGCTCAACCGCTTCGTGCACAACAAGTTCGGCTATTCGCGCAGCGGCAAGCCGGTCTATCTCGACTACAGTGAGCCGTTGCACGGCATGTCGTTCGACATTCCGCTCAATCCCAGCCGCGAATTGATTGTCGGCATGGATGGTGGCCGCGATGCCTGCGCGATCGCGATGCAGCGCCGCGCCAATGGCGGTCTGGACATCCTTGCCGAATTGATCCCGGAAGAACGCATGGGCGCAAAGCAGTTCGGCAAGTGGCTGTCGCACATGCTCAACGCCCTGTTTCCCGGCGCGCGCAACATCGTCGGCTATGCCGATCCTGCGACCGCTGATCCAAACGATACCGACGACGACGCCATGTGGATCGAGATCGTGGCGCGCGTCGCCGATATTCCCATCGATCCCGCGCCAAGCAATCTCCTGACACCGCGAATGGAATCGGTGCGCGAATTGCTGCGCCAGCAGGATGAGGGCGTTCCGCTGCTGCGCGTGTCGCGGCGCTGCAAGGTGATCCGCCGCGGTTTCAGTTCGGGCTACATCTTCAGCGAACAGAAATCGCTGCAGGAAAGCCGCGGCTCGACCATCAAGACGTTCCAGCCGGTGCCGCTCAAGAATTCATACTCGCACCCGATGAATGCGCTCGAATACGGCGCGCTCGGATCTTCGGATTGGGCGGCGCTGCAGGGCCGCAACAAAACCCGCCGGCGCACGCGCGAGGAAACAAGCTGGGATCCGCACGCCCATGGTTAGCAGGATCTGGCGGCGCGTGCCCACCGCGGGCGATGTGTTCGACGTCGCGCTCAACATGCGCGACAGCGATGCGTCCGAGATTTTCGCCAACCGGCGCGACGACGATCGCCGCCGCTTCGCGGCCGAAACCGCCGCCGCCCTGCCCCACGCGCCCATGGCGCTCGCCTATGGGCTTGACGGATCGCCCAAGCCTTGCGCCCTCCTGTTCGTATGGCCGCTCGACGAATCGGGGGCGCTGGCCTCCGTCAACCTGTTCGCCACGCCGGAATTCCCGCGCATCGCGGGCGCGCTGGTGCGCGATCTGCGCGCGCGGCTGGGGCCGATGCTCGTCGCCAACGGATTTCGCCGGCTGGAATGCCGCGTGCTCGAGACGCACACCCAATCGCGCCGCTTCATCCGCCATACCGGCGGAACGGAGGAAGGCGCGTGCCGCGCATTCGGACGGAACAACGAAACCTTCATCCTGTGCGCCTGGCTGCGCTCTGAGTGGGAGAACCGCTGATGTGCTTTTCAACGCCCCGCCCCGTCGTCAACCAGGATCCGCAATCGCGCGCCGTGAAGGCGGCTGGCGATCAGGCGATCGCCGCGCGCAAGGATGCGTTCGGCTACGGCCAGACGCTTCTGGGCGGCATCAACACCGCCAATCCCGGCGGCTCGGTGTCGCGCCAAATGTTGCTGGGCACCGGATCGTGAGCCAGCACGCGGTCCCGCTCAAAGGCCAGGCCGATGAATCGCCCACCGGCCTGAAGGCGCTTTTGTGCGAGGCCGATTTCCTGAAATCCGAACGCTCGACCACGGAAAGCCATTGGGCCGATATCGCCGAGATCACGCGGCCGCTGCGCAACGAGATCCGCGGGCCGCAAACGCCCGGCAACAAGCGCATGACGCGCGTGTTCGATGCCACCGCCATCAACGCGGCGCAGAACATGGCGGCGGGGCTTTACGGCACGGCGGCCAATCCGGCCACAATCTGGTTCAAGCTGTCCGATCTCGATCCCGACTTCTCGAAATGGTCGGGCGTGCGGCCGTGGTTCGATGTCGTGTCGCGCCGGCTGCTCGCGAGTTTCGGATCGTCGTTTTCGTCGTTCTACGCGCAGGCGCCCAGCGTCTTTCTCGACATCGCTTCGCTTGGCAATTCGGTCATGTCGAGCGAAATGGCCGAGGATCGTTCGCGGTTCCGCGACATCTGCCGCCCGATCTCGGAATGCTATTGGGACGTCAATGCGGACGGCGAAGTCGATCAGCTCTACCGCCGCCCGAAAAGCCTGACAGCCGCGCAAGCGCTCAAGATGTTCGGCGCCGACAAGGTTTCGCCGAAGCTGAAGAAACTCGCGGGCGACGAACCGAACGCCCTGGTCGACATCATCCACGCGGTGGTGCCGAACGATCGCTTCCAGCGCGGCATGTTCGGTCACGCCGGAAAGGCATTCGTCAGCGTCTACTTCGAAGTCGAGACGATGCACGAAATCAGCCGCGGCGGCTTCGACGACTTCCCCTATTTCGCGCCGCGCTGGGAAGTCGCCGCCGGCGAAAAGTACGGCCGCGGCCCCGGCGAAATCGCGCTGGCCGACAACCGTTCGCTGCAGGTGATGACGAAAACGAACCTGCAGGCGGGCGAGCTGGCCGGCAATCCGCCCTGGGGCGCGCCGGACGAAGGGCGCATTTCCGTGGTGCGCACCGCGCCCGGCAAGGTGACATACGGCGCGATCAATTCGCGCGGCGATCAGATGCTGAAACGCCTGGTCGAAAACGTGAACACGCCGTTCAGCCTTGAAATGGCAAACCAGCTGCGCGAAGCGATCAAGGACGCGTTTTTCTTCAGCGTGATGCAACTCGTCGGCCGCACCGGCATGACGGCCACCGAAGTGCTGGAACGCAACGAAGAAAAAATGCGGCTGATGGGGCCGTATCTCGGCCGCATCCAGTCGGAATTTCTCACGCCGCTGGTGATGCGCCGTTTTCGCCTGCTGCAGAAAATCCCCGGCGTGTTTCCGCCGCCGCCGCGCGAGATGCAGGGCCGCACCCTGCAGATCGAATTCACCTCGCCGATGGCGCTGGCGCAAAAGTCCGCCGCGGCGGCCGGCGTGCTGCGCGCGGTGCAAGGCATCGGCATGATCGCAACCGTCGCGCCCGAAGCGCTCGACAAGCTCAATGGCGACGTCGCGGCCGATCTAGTGGCCGATGGTTACGGCGTACCGAGCATCATCAACGACGACGAAACCACGGCCGCCAAGCGCAAGTCGCGCGTGGCGCAACAGCAGATGCAAGCCGCACTTGCCGCAGCGCAGCCGCTCGCCGATGCGGCGCACAAGGGCGCGCAGGCCGTGGCAACCGTGCGGAATCCGACGCAGCAGGCCGCATGAAGTCGATTTCCGAAGCCAAGGTCGTCATCCTCAACTGGCTGCAGGATATGTGGCGCAGTCACGGAAAGGCGTCGCGCATTTCGGCGGAATATCGCGCGCTGCTCAAAGCAGCGCCGCTCGCGATGGCCGATCTCGCGCTCTATTGCTGCGTGCATGACAGCGTGTTCGTGCAGGGCGACCGCGATCTCACGATCTACAACGCAGGCCGGCGCGACGCCTTCCTGCACATCCAGCACGCAGCCGGGCTCTCGCCGGCCGATCTGAAGCTCTTGAAAGACAGGACAGAAGGAGATCCCGAATGAGTGGTGCAGGTGAAGGTGGCGGCCAGGATGGTGGCGGCCAGCAACAGCAACAGCAACAGGGTGGCGGCCAGCAGCAGCAACAGCAGCAGGCGCCCGCAATCGATTACAGCGCGCTCTATGGCACGTTGTCGCCGGAGAACAAGGAAATCTTCGAGCGCAAGGGCTGGGGCAAAGCGGGCAAGGATGGCGGCCCGGTCGACATTAACGCGGTGTTCGAATCCTATCGCGGTGTGGAAAAGCTGGTCGGCACGGACAAGATCCCCGCGCCGCGGCTCGACGATCCCGAACAGCTGAACAACTGGGAAGGCTGGAAGAAGCTCGGCGTTCCCGACAAGCCGGAAGACTACAAGATCAAACGCGCCGAAATGCCGAAGGGCGCGGACGGCCAGCCGATCCCGTATGACGAAGGGCTGGAAAAGGTTTTTCTCACGGCGGCGCACAAGGCCAAGGTGCCGGCGGCAACCATTCAGGCGATGTACGACGAACTGATTGCCGCGCGCGTTTCGGAAGTGACGGGGCTGGGCCAGCAATTCGCGCAGCAGAAGCAGGAAACCGAAGCGGCGATCCTCAAGGAATTCGGCGCCAGCGTGAATGCGCACAAGGCGCGCGCGAAAGAGGCGTTGACTTATATGGCCGGGCAGATCGGCGTCGATCCTGGCGTGTTGATCGACAAAACCGATGCGGCGATGGGCAGCGTCGAAACCATCAAGCTGTTCGACAAGATCGCGCAGATGTTGGGCGAGGATACGTTGAAAGGCGGCGGTGACGGCGGCTTCAAGGATTCGCCGGCGGCCGCGCAAGCCGAAAAGAACCGGCTCATGCAGGATCCGAACTTCCTGAAAGTGTACCAGGACAAACACAATCCCGGTCACAACGACGCCGTGCAGCGCGTCTCACGACTGCAACGGCTCATCAGCGGCGCGAAATAGAATCAGCTCTACATCGGAGCAACTGGGGAGGCTTCGGCCTCCCCGTTTTTTTTGCTTGACGAATTTCCCAAGCCTTGCGCCCTCCTGAAACCACTGAGCGGGTAACCCTGATTCGCGTTCGCGCAAATCATCGTCCGCTACCTGCCGGGTAAGTCCGGCCGACTGGCCCTCGTAACGGGTAAGGCCGGGTCCGTGGCGCCGCCAAAGTTCTCGACAGAGGACCGGCGGACGACCCCGAAGCGGGCAACCCCACCGTCTGGATCAACCAAACGATGGAGCATGCCGCTATGTCCGGCACAGAAGATACAGAAATCGAAAAGTGGCAGCAGGATCAGTTCACCACGAACATCCAGCTGCTTCCGCAGTACATGGGCAAGCTGCAGGGCTTGATGGACGGCGACACCTATAAGGGCCGTTCCGCCGAAGTCGTGAAGCAGCTGGGCGCAACCGAAGCGGAGTTCGACGACACCCGCAACGGCGACACGCCGATCATGTCCACCCCGCGCTATCAGCGCTGGGTTGCGCCGCGCAAATGGCATTGGGGCGATCTGTTCGATCCCTTCGACCTTGCGCTGCAGCTGGTCGACCCCACGTCGAAACTGACGCAGAACGCCGCGATCGCCATGGGCCGCAAGCTCGACGTCGGCATCATCATCCCCGCCTTTTTCGGCAACGCGAAAACCGGCGAAGACGGCACGGATTCGACGGCGTTTCCGAATGACGGCAGCCAGGACGTCAGTGCAGACGTCGGCGGCGCCGACACCGGCATGAGTGTCGCCAAGCTCATTCGCCTTCGCCGCCTGGCGATGGAGAACGAGATCGACATCACCTATGACCCGCTGTCGATCGCGCTCACCGGCCAGCAGGCCGAAGATCTCTGGAACGACGCGAAGTATGTCGACAAGGACTATGCCGACAACGGCAAGCTCGAAAACGGCGTGCTCAAAGCCTACATGGGCGTGAACATCGTCCATGTCGAGCGCATCCAGAAATCCGGCAATTACCGCTGGTGCCCCGCCTGGTGCCGCAGCGGCATGCATGTCGGCAAATGGTCCCAGCTCGTCACGAAGATCGGCGAGCGCCCCGACAAGCAGTTCAACACGCAGGTGTACCTGAAGCAGTACGCCGGCGCGACCCGCACCGACGAAAAGAAGGTGTTCAAGGTCATCTGCAAGGAAGCCTGATCGTAAGGCGCGCGGGCTCCGGTCCGCGCGCCTCTCGATGTTTCGAAACCGGAGCGCCATTCGCTCCAGAAAGCAGGAAGCAAAATGGGTGTTGTGAAAAAATATGCATCTTCCGGCGTCGACCCGTCTGTGACGCCGCCGTCGCTCAAGCCAGTGCAAATGCGCGCCGGGCGTCTCAAACAGCTTTGCGGCGTGGCCACGGTCGCCAACGGCGATTCCGCAACCTCGACGCACGAATTCGGTGAAATCCCGTCGAGCTGCATCATCAATCCGGCCTCATTGCTTGAATTCACCGCGCTCACCGGCGTGATCGATTACGACCTCGGTCTCGGCAAAAAGGATGACGTGAACGGCTATGTGGCCAAGTCCGTCAACTGCCTGATCGACGGCGCGGACATCCACACCGCGGGCAGCAAGGGACTGACGGGCATCACGCCTGCCAACCGTGCAAAGCGCGCATGGGAGATCGCCGGTTATGCCGACGATCCGGGCGGCAATCTCACCGTGATGGGCACGCAAAACGCCGACGCAACGGCGGACGGATCAATCGCGCTGACGCTCGATTACGCCACCGAATAACGGTTTCGCGGGCCGAGCCCCCCTCGGCCCGCGGATCGGCGGGCGGCGTGTTTGTGGTTCGGGAGACTTCTGCGCGCCGCCCCCTTCCCTTTCTGTAACGCGGGATATGCATGCCGCAGATCGATGCCTCGACCGAGACGGCCGTCGCCAATGAAGCGCTCTCGCACATCCGCGTTCCCGCCATCGTCGACATCGACGCCGATCAATCGAACACCGCGATGGTGCTGCGCAAGCATTTCGCATCTGTGCGCGATGCCTCGATTCGCCGCTATCCGTGGAATTTCGCCAGCCGCCGCGCCAAGCTCTCCAAGCTCGTCGACGCACCCGCCTTCGGATTCTGCTATCAATACGGGCTTCCCACCGATCCGTGGTGCCTGCGTGTGCTCGAAGTCAACGAGTGCGACGGCAAGGACGGCGAATGGAAGGTCGAGGGGCGGCTGATCCTCACCGATTACTGCTCGCCCATCCGGGTGCGCTATCTCGCGCGCGAAACGGCGGTGGCGAATTGGGACGCCCAATTCCGCACCGCCTTCGCCTTTGCGCTCGCATCCGCCTGCGCACCGGAACTCGCCAAGGATGGGGCGATCACCGAGTCGATGAGCGAACAGGCGCAAGCCGCGTTTCTCGACGCCTTCCCTTCCGACGCGATCGAGGGCACCGCCGATGAGGTGCCCGAATCCGACGTTCTGCGCGCGAGGCGATAGATGGCGCGCACCGAAGCCTCGGCCCAGCGCAATTTCACCGGCGGCGAGATCTCGCCCAATCTCGACGCGCGCGCCGACATCACCCGCTTTCGCGCAGCCCTCAAGGAATGCGAGAACTTCGTGGTGCTCGCGCAAGGCGGCATGACGCGGCGTTCCGGCTTTCGCGATGTTCACGCCGCGCTTGCCGCTTCGACCCTTGTGCCGTTCGTATTTTCGGCGACGGACGGCTACGCGCTCGAATTCGGCGCCGGCACCATGCGCGCCTTTCGCGATTTCGGCATTCTTGTCGACGGCGCCGATCCCTTCGAACTCGCGACCTCGTTCACGGCCGACGAAATCGCGCTGCTGCGTTACGCGCAACAGGCCGACGTTATGTTCCTGTCGACCGGCAAACGGCCCGTCCAGATACTGAAACGCCTGGCCGAAACGGACTGGACGATCGAGGATGCGGTGTTCCGCAATGGTCCCTTCCTCGACGAAAATATCGACGACGGCGTGACGATTTCCAGCGACGCCGCCGGAGAAATGCCGAAGGGCACGGATTTCAATCTCGCGGCCAATACCGATCTGTGGACCGCCGATAATGTCGGCGGGCTGATCCTGATCCGCGCGCCGGACGGCAACAAATATTCCGTCTGGCAGCCCGAGATCGACGGCGCTCCCGATGGCATCATCCGGCGCTGGGGCAACAACTGGTACAAGAAGGTCGGCGCCGCCATTCACAACAAGGGCGGCACCGAACCCCCGGTGCATCTGGTCGGCGTCGATTGGGACGGCGACGAATATGGCGGCAACGCCATCAAGTGGCAGTTCCTGCATTCCGGCTGGGGCATCGCCAAAATCACCGGCTACACGGACGCGCGACACGTTTCCTGCCAGGCGATTACCTACATCCCCGATGAGGTGCAGTGCGACGGCACCTGGCGCTGGGCGGAAGGCGCGTGGAGCACGCGGCGCGGTTTTCCAAAACTGGTCGGATTTCACAAGGGCCGGTTCTACGCGGCCGCGACGGACTATCAGCCGACGACGGTGTGGGGCAGCTGCATCGACGATTACACCAACATGGAGGCGATCAACGTCACCGACGACAAAGCCCTGAAATACACGATGGCCGCGCGCGAGGGACAGGTGAATTTCCCCGCCTGGCTCTGTTCGTTCCGGGTTCTCGGCATCGGCACGGCGGGCGACGAATGCACACTGCAGCCGGCGGACGGCACGCGCATCGCGCCCGACAATGTGGAGATCGCCGAGGGCACAAGCGAAGGCTCGGCCTACACCAATGCGGTGAAAGTCGACGGGCCGGTGTTCATCAGCCGCGACCGCAAGCGCATCCACGAAATGGGCTACGACATCAACCAGTCCGATTACGTGGCCCCTGATCTCACGATCGCCGCCGATCACATCACGGGGCCGGGCGTGACGAAACTCGCCTGGATGCGCGATCCCTACCGCACGCTGTTCGCGGTGCGCGACGACGGCGTGCTGGCCAGCTGCACCCTGCGCAAGGATCAGGACATCAATGGCTGGCACCGACAGGTGACGGTCAAGGGCGCGGTCGAGGACATCTGCTGCGTCCCCGCGCCGGACGGCACGCGCATGGATCTGTGGGCGATCGTCACGCGCACGCTGGCCGCCGGCACGATGCGGCGCGTCGAAAGCCTGATGCCGTTTTTCGAACCGCTGTTCGCGCGTTCCGTCATCGATGTGACGGATTCGTTCTTCGTCGATTGCGGTTACATCTATGACGGCGCGCCGGCGACGAACATTTCCGGCCTCGACATCCTGAACGGCGAAACGGTTTCGATCCTTGCCGATGGCAAGGTGAAGCCGCCGCAAGCCGTGGCCGCCGGCGCGATCACGCTCGACGTTGCGGCGTCGAAAGTGATTGTCGGACTGCCGATGACGGCGCGCGCGAAATCGCTGCGCTACGACAAGGACGCGGGCGGCGGAAAGCTTTCCGGCAAATCGGTGCGCGTCAATCAGGTGACCATCGCGGTGCGCAACGCCGGCGGCGTGCAGATCCAGTCCGGCAGCAAGCAGGCCGAACTTCTCAATCCGCCACAGGGTTACAACATGGGTGTTGCCGTTCCGCTGTTCTCCGGGATCTACGAACCCGTGCCGCTCGAAGCGGCGTGGGACGAAGGCGGCGAGATCACGCTTAGCTGCGACCAGCCCCTGCCGGCGACGATCCTTGCCTGGACGCCCAACGCACAACAGGGGGCGTGAGCGATGTGCAATCAACAGCTGCTGGGGCCGATCTCGACCATCTTCCAGGCGACCACCGCGTTCATGAGCGGCCAGGCGCAGGCCTCGATCGCCAAAGCCAACGAGCGCGCCGCGCTGCAGGCGGGTTATGCGCAGGAACTGACGTTTCGCGACCAGGCGCGCACGAAGATGGGCGCGCAGGTGAACGAACTCGGCGGCCGCGGGGTTTCGATTTCAACCGGCACGCCGCTCGCGCTGTTGCGCGAGAGTGCACAGAACCAAGAAATGGATGCGCTGGCGATCCGCAAGGACGCCCAGCAGAAGGCCAACAATTTCCTCGCCCAGGCGCATGGCGCGCAGGCGGGCGCGTGGACCTCAGCCGCGGGTACGATCCTCGGCAATGCAAAGAGCGATCTGGCCGATCTCGGCAAGATCGGTGACAGCGCATCTGCCGCGCAAGCTGCCGGCACGGTTACGGACGCGACGGGCTCGGCCGCGGCGATGCTGGCATGAGCAGCGGGTCCGTCATCCAGCGCACCATTTCGGTCCCGTTCAACGAGATCGACAGCTCCGGCGTTCGGCAGGCCTTCGCCGGCGTCGGAACGATTGCGGACGCCACCCGCCAATTTGCCGATCAGATGAACAAGGCGAAGTCCGAACAGGATCTGGTCGACGCAAGATTGACGGCGACGAAGCAGCTGGACGATCTGCAGCTCAACTATCGCAACGATGCCGATCCCTCGACCGCGGCCCAGCGCTTTGCCGACGAAGCGCGCAAGATTGGCGACCAGGCGGCGCAAAATCTGGGGCCCGACGCGCGCAACGCCTTCACCGCCGATTTCGGGCAGATGGCGGAATCGCGGCGCATGGCGGTTTCGGATTTCTCGTTCAAGCGGCAGGCGGACCAATTCGGCGCCAGCCTCGACGACACGATCGAGACCAACACGCGCGCGGCCGCGCTTTCCGCCAATCCGGCCGAACGCGCCAGCAGCCTGTCCAATATCGAAAAGGCGCTGCAGGGCGGCGTGTCGAGCGGCTGGATCAGGGCCGAAGCCGCCCAAAAGCAGATGCAGACGGCGCACGAACGTCTCGCGCTCTATGACGGCCGCGCGGCGTTGCTCGCCGATCCCGCGGGCCTGCTGAAGAATCTCAAGAAGAACGATTACCTGCCCGATCTCGATCCGCTGGCGCGCGTCGAATTGTCGAGCCAGGCCGAAGCCGAGATTCGCGCGCGTCAACGCGAAGCCCATGCCGCGCTCGCCGAAAACCGTCTTTATGCCTCGCAGGCCATCGACGATCTGCGCGAGGCCGGCGCGAGCGGCTTGCCTGTCGCCCCTGACACCATCGACGCGGCGCGCAACGCGATCCGTGCCGCCGGAAACGATCCGCGCCTGGTGCGGCATTATTCGACGGTGATGTCGGGCCTTTCGGTTGCGGGCAGCCTGCGCGGCGCAAATTCGCAAGAGGTGTCCGGCGCATTGCAGGGGCTGGCGGCGGAAGCCAACGCGCACGGGGCCACGCCGGAAATGGGCGCACGCTACAAGGCGGGCATCACGTTCCAGAACCGCATGGACGCGGCGCTGAAAAACGATCCGCTGTCCTGGGCGAACGATCAGGGCGTGGTGAAGCTGCAGCCGCTGGCGCTCAACGGCACCGATGCGCCGGCGGCATGGGCCGGGCGCGTGCAGGCGGCGAAGGCGACCGCGCAGCGCTATCACACCGCGCCGCGCTTTCTGACGGCGGCGGAGGAAGACACGCTCAAGGTGCAGCTCGCCAACGGCACGGCGGATCAAAAGCTCGGAATCATCCAGACGCTGGCGCACGGCCTCGGCAGCAACGTCACCTCGGTGTTCGCGCGGCTCGCGCCGCAGGATCCTTCGTTTGCCACCGCTGCCGGTCTGGCGCTGCAGGGCGGCGCGCATGTTGCCGCCGCGCGCGACGTGCTCGCGGGCCAGCACCTGTTGAACGAAAAGGGCAGCGATCTTGCGCCGTCGCCCACCGTGCGCGGACAGGGCACCAAGGGCGCATCCACCGGATGGTTCGGCGGTTATAGTTCCGCGACGATCGGCACGCGCGGCGTGCGCCAGGCGTTCTCGCTGGTGCCCGATGAAGGCGGCCGCGTGTTGTCGGCGGCCGATGCGATCTATGCCGCGCGTGCCGCGCGCACCGGCCTCAACGCGAAAGACAATCCCGACGCGGCCGACGAGCTTTATGCGCGCGCCGCGCAGGAAGCGGCAGGGGCGCATTTCGACGCCAATGGGCGGCAGTTCGGGGGCATCTCCACCTATCGAGGCCATCCCATCGTCGTGCCGCCCACGGTGGCCGCCGACGGCTTCGAAGACGTGGTGCATCACCTGACGGAAACCGATCTGGCACATGCGAGCGTCACGGGCGCCGCGCCCGATCTCAAAGGCCACGCGATCTCGGATCTGTGGCTGGTCTCTGCCGGAGACGGCCGCTACGCGCTGTCGACCTCCGATCCGGCAACCGGCGATGTGACGCCGATCCGCGACAAGTCCGGCAAGCCCTACCGGCTCGATTTCCTGACGGCTTCTGCGGCGCTGCGCGCGCGGGCTGGTGGCAAATGATGCTTACGCCCGACGATCAGATCGAGGCGCAGCTTGCGGCGCTGCCCCAGCCGGCGGATGCGCCGCCGCCATCGCATTTCCTTTCGGGCGCGCTCGATCGGCTGGGCGGCGCGATGGTCGACGCCTCGCAAGCCGAAGTCGATCGCGGCAAGGCGGACCTGCAGACGCTGGGCGCCGTGCGCGATGAAGTCTCGCGGCCGGATTTCTGGCGCAACGACATCAAGCCCAATTTCGACGCGGCGATGACGCGCGCGCTCGATCTCGACAATGCGGGCAGCGGCAGCTTCGTGCGTCACAACGCCTATGCGCCGGTGATCGAGGCGATCAACGAAGGGCGGCCGTGGAATGATCGCGTGCCGAATCCGTATGCCTTCACTCCGCTCTCTGTGTTCGACGATGCCACGCAGCTGATCCGCGGCCAGCCGCTTTCCGAACGCGGCATCAAGGATCTCGTCTGGCAGCGCGTGCACGAGCTGCAGACCAAAAATCCCGGCCTCGCCGGAAACATCCCCAAGAACGAAGCCGAGCTCGAAGCCGATGCGCTGGCGGGCCAGAAGGCCGATGCGGACTGGGCGGCGACGCTGGCGCGCAACACCGGCCCGCTCGGCGGTCTCGCGCAATTCGCCGGCGGCGCGATCGGCGGGCTGGCCGATCCGATCAATCTGGCAGCGACGGCCATCGGCTTTCCTGAAACCTCTGCGCTACGTTCGGGCGGCGCGCAGCTGTTGCGCACCTTCGTGCGCGAAGGCGCGCTCAATGGCGCTATAGATCTCGCCGAACTGCCCGGCCGGATGCAGCGCTATGCCGACATCGGCGAACCCTACACCGCCGGACAGGCGGCGGAGGAAGTGGGCGGTGCGGTGCTGCTGGGCGGGCTGATCCCCGCCGGTATCAAGGGCGCGCAGCTGGCCGTGCGGCCACGCGTGCCGGGGTTTGCCGATTATCGCGCTGCGGCTGCCGACACCTTCAGCGCGCTCGACCGCCGCCCGCTGCTCGATGCCTTCGATGCGGCGCATCCCGATCCCTCGCCCACCGCGCGCACGGCGCGCACATTGGTCGAAGACGACACGATCCGCGCCGAACAGAATCCGTTCACCAAGGACGCCGCCGGCGAAGATCGGCACCGCGTCAACCTGATCGAGGCGATGCGCGCGCTCGATGACGGACGGCCCGATCTCATTCCGAACATGCCGGTCGAAGGCGCGGCGCAAGACATCGTGCCGGAAGCCGGGCGCGTCGACATCGGCAGCGAAGCGCCCGACATGCCAGCCCCCCGCACGGAAACGCCGCGAGAGGAACAGCTGAAACTGTTCGACAGCCCCGCGAAGAACAGCGAACCCTTCCGCCAGCAGTCGCAGGATTTGGCGCGGGAGCTGTCCCCACGCAAAGAAATCGCGCCAGCGTCCGCTATAGCGCAAAAAAACAGCGACGTTGTCCCAGATAACGCAAAGTCAATTCAGCTGCCCGAATTCGGGCCCGCGCAATCCGAAGTCGAGGCGCTGCGTTCGCTCGATCAGACAGCGCCGATGGCGGAGCAGCCGCAGCTGGGGCTATTCGGCGACGGCCATTCCATCAAATCCGCCACAGCCGAAATCGAACGCCGCGCGCGCGCCGTCGAACGGTTGCGCGGCTGCGTTACGGGAGAAGGTTGATGCACTACATCGCGACCGGCCTTTACATGCTGGCAGTCATCACCATCGCCAACAGCGACGCGTTGCGTTTGGGACATTCGCTGCCGAAGCCAAGCGACATCGTGATCCTCGGACGGCACCTGTCTCATTCCGCCTGCTTGCGATGGATGATGACTGCCAG